AAGCAGTACCTTGATGGCATTGGTTCTTTCCAACGTTCAGCAGAGTCATTTTATGCCAAGAAAGATGCGCAGCAGCAACTCGATCTGACAAGAGACAAACGTTATCACGCCAATTTGCTAGAGGTTCGCAAAGCCTATGCGAACGAATCGTTAGCAGTTCAGCAGGCGGCAGTCCAGCAGCTTTACAATGCCTATTACCCGGAGACAGTAAAAGGAGTGCCGTTACCGTCAACCATGCTTGGAGGTGTCGTCGGCAAAGGCACCAAGGCTGATCCGCTTGCGCCGCTGAAATCCATGCGCGACGAATTACAGCGCAGCATCGCGACTTTCGGTATGAGTGAAGATGCGGCAAAGCTGTGGAATTTGCAGCATGGCGAAGTATCCCGCATCAGCGGCAAGGCAGCATCAGCGCTGCGGGATCAAAATGCGGCATTGATCGGTACTTTAGCCGCCAAAGAGCGTGCCGCGATGTTGGCTGACGATCAGGCAGCAGCAGACGAGCATTTGATGGATACGCAGAACGAGATCAGGCAGCAGACAAATGATTACAAGGACTCTTTGCGCGAACAGGCATCCGCGATGGAGGATGCCGCTGATCCTGCTCGCGAATACACACGTGAGCTCGAACGCATAGGAGAGGTCAACAAACAAATTGGTCTCAGCTCCGGCGCGATGGCTACAGCGGTCAAAGCTGCCTCTGATCGGTTTAAATCCACGACCGACGAGATGACCGAATTTGCCAAGCAGGCAGCACGCAATATGCAAGACGCAATGAGCGAGTTTTTCTTCGACGCATTCCAAGGAAAACTCGGCAACCTGGCTGACAGCTTTAAACGCACGATAGACAAGATGGTGGCTGACCTCATCGCATCCAAGCTGAACAACTTCCTGTTAGGCGACTTCGGCAAGACCGGACAACTCGGCGGCGCTCTTGGCGGCGGCGGGTTCGGCAGTGTTCTCAGCGGGCTGTTCGGCGCGACCGGCGGCGCATTCGGTCCATCGGCAGCGTCTGCAGTCGCCATGGGCTCTCTCGGCACCAACGCGTTTTCTCAGCAGTCGCTGATGCTCGCAGCGCAGGCGTTCCAAACAGGCGGCAGTTTCAACGTCGGTGGCGTTGGTGGCCCTGACAGCCAGCTTGTTGCGTTCAAGGCGACTCCGGGCGAGCGCGTACAGGTTGGCCAACCGAAAGACATGGGGACTGGCGTAACATTCAACTTCAATGTAACGACGCCTGACGCTAATAGTTTCCGCAGGAGCCAAGGTCAATTAATAGCAGAAGCAGCGACAATGCTGCAACGTGCGCGGAGGAATATGTGATGGCATTCATAGAGACTCCGCGTTTCCCGGACGACATCAGTTATGGCGGCGTGGGCGGTCCTGAGTTCATGACCGATGTCGCGATATTGAAGTCTGGCCACGAGCAGCGCAACTCCAATTGGGAAACCGCGCGTGCGCAGTTCGACGTTTCACACGGCGTGAGAAGCCAGGACCAGATGGAGACGCTGGTGTCGTTCTTCCGCGCAGTACGCGGCAAAGCACACGGATTCAGATTCAAGGATTGGACCGATTACAAGACGTATTCAGGCTCTGATGATGGATGGCTCGGCAGCAGTAAGACGGGCGCAGGGGCATCCGACTACACCATGTCCAAGTATTACAAGGCTGGTGATCTCGATTACCTGCGCGAGATCACGAAGCCAGTCTCAGGCGCCTCCACTATCTACCGCAATGGCTCGCCTGTCACTGTGGGTAGCGCAGCTGGACAGGTCGTGATCTTCGCAAACTCCGGCGTGGCCCGGTTTGCAGCAGACCTGACCATAGTGGTAGGCAGCATCACCAACGCCAACCCAGGTGTCGTTGTTGCCAGCGCGCACACATTCTCCACAAACAACTTAATACTTATATCTGGCGTCGGCGGCATGACGCAAGTCAATAGCACCATATTAACCATAAGCGTTGTTGACGCCAATCGCTTCAGCATCGGCACTAACACCACAAGCTATGGAGTCTACACGTCTGGCGGCACAGCTAAGAGATTCGCGCAGAATTCAGAGTCGTTGACTTGGGTCGGGGAGTTCGACGTACCATGCAGGTTCGATATTGATAGATTGAGAGGCCGCTTGGATTTCCAGAACGTGTTGGCATGGGATTCCATTCCGATTGTCGAATTGAAGATAGGATCGGCATCAGCATGAAAACAGCAACCACAAGTTTGACCGCGCACCTTCAACTCGAAGTTACGACCCTGGTCATGTGCTGGAAGGTGACCCGCATCGACGGGCTTGTGATCGGGTTCACCGCGCATGATCGCAGCATGACGATCTCAGGCGTCACGTACGCATCGCTCACAGGCTTCACGCCCACGGCGATAAGGACCACTGTCGGGCTGGCAGTGGACAACCTGGATGTTGACGGTCTGCTTGTATCGCCGTCCTTGACCGAAGAAGACTTGGTTGCTGGCAAGTGGGACTTCGCAGAGGTCGAGGTGTTCGAGGTCAATTACAAGAATCTAGCGATGGGCACCGTCAAGCATCGCAAAGGGCATCTTGGCGAGATCAAGACAGGCGTCCATAATTTTTCGGCAGAGCTGCGCGGACTGACTCAGTTCTACACAAACATCATCGGCGAACTGTATTCGCCCGGCTGCCGTGCAAATTTCGGTGATGCTCGCTGCGGCATCAACGTAGCGTCCTACACCGTTCTCGGTAGCGTGTCGGAAGCCACAACAGACAGGCAGACATTCGTTGACGTCACGCGCGTTGAGACCTCTGGCTGGTTCGACTACGGCCTGCTCACCTGGGTCACTGGGCTCAGCAGCGGCAGCAGCATGGAGGTCAAGACGTATGTCGCCTCTAACACCACATTAACTCTCGTGCTGCCTATGCCGTACACCGTAAATTCAGGCGACTCATATTCTATGATTGCTGGTGACGATAAGCTATTCACAACCTGTGTGAGTAAGTTCAATAACGGGATCAACTTCCGGGGCGAGCCGCATCTGCCTGGCCAAGACAAGGCGTTGGATTATGGCACCCACTAAACAGCAGATAGTAGCCACTGCGCTCACTTACCTCGATACGCCATTCGTGCATCAGGGTAGGAGCAAGAGCGGCATAGACTGCATCGGACTGGCTGTATGTGTCGCGCATGATCTTGGGCTGACGGAATTCGACGAGACGAATTATGAGCGTGACCCTGATAGCGGGCGGCTTGTTGAGCTGCTGAACGAGCACATGGATCGTAAACCATTGTTATTGGCCGAGCCTTCTGATCTGTTGCTGATGTCGTTGTCCGCCGGGCGTCCAAAGCATGTAGCCATCATGGTCGATTACGACATGCTGATCCACACGTATTATGCAGCCGGGCGCGTTGTGCTCAATACGTTCAGCAATCAATGGTTGATCAGGGTGCGTGGATGTTACAGTTTCAGGGGAGTTGACTGATATGGCGCAGCTGGCCCTCGCTTACGCTGGCTCTTGGATCGGCGGCACTTACTTCGCCGCAGGCGCGTTCGGCTTGACTGGTGCTCAGATCGGCTGGGCCATCGGCTCCATCGCTGGCAGCATGCTATTCGGGCCGGACATGCCTGACCAGACAGGGCCGCGCCTGCAAGACAAGAGTGTCCAGAGTTCAGCGTATGGTACGATGATCCCAATCGTCAAGGGTCGCATGCGCATGTCCGGCAACATCATCTGGTCTACCGATCTGGTTGAGATCAGCAACACACAGTCCTACGGCGGCAAGGGCGGCGGCGGCGGTACGACGACCACATTCAGCTACTACGCGAACGCGGCGATCTCAATCTGCGAAGGCGAGAAGTTGGTGCGCAAAGTTTGGGCAGACGGAAAGCTGATTTACGATATCACTAGCACGAATACAGGCTACACAGGCAGCGACCTGCCGCTGCGGTTCTACACAGGCACCGAGACGCAGGAGCCTGACCCACTGATCGAGTCGGTGCAAGGAGTTGGGGCCACGCCAGCTTATCGCGGTCAGTGCTACATGGTGATGGAGCAGTTCGCGCTGGCGCAGTACGGCAACCGCATCCCAAACTTCACATTCGAGGTTATCGACGGCACGTTGGCGTATCCCGCTGTTATCGATCTTGGCGATGGAACTAGGGGCACGTTCGACAGCGCCGGGCAATTGTGGGTGGTCTCCAGCAATACGACTGTGGACGTGTGGGACACAGCAACGCAGACGATGCTGGTCAGCAACACAGTCGATGCATTGCCAACAGGCAATATCGGCACTGCGGCGCATACGCCATTCTACGTAGAAGAGCTGGATGAGATATGGGTATCGAATGTTGCCAGCGGCTCTTCCGGCACAGGAGCAGCGATATGGCGTTTCTCGACAACTTCTCTGTCTGAAGTTGGGACAATTCGCGTGACTGCTACTGGTACGCCAATAGGCACTTCGATGGCGTATTCGCCGACGATGCGCAAGGTCATTTTGTTCAATAATTACGGTGGCGTAAATACAGCAAAGCTAATTGATATAGATACATTGGTTGTATCTTCAGCTCCTGGCTTCTCAAAAAGCGTGACTGATTCGTTAACGGTGCCTGTGCACTCGATAGTTGTATCATACGGATCGACTACAACTGGTCTGCTAATCACCAGCCTTGTGGATGGCAGCAAAACTAATTTATTCGTTGATGACGTAGCTACTAGTTCATCAAACCAGGATGTGTACTATGATGAGGATTTAGACGCGCTGCTTTGGGTGCGCATTGAGGCAGGTTTCAATAAGATTCGCCAAATAAATTTGCCTGGGTTTGATGTTGTCGATCACGCCTTGCCAACTCCACCGGGCGACGGTGCAGCAATTACAAAAGACAACGGGTTTTACTACATCAGTTCCATTAATACTGCAATTAGCGGCTATCTGCTGATCCTTGATTCTGACTTCAATACAGTCGATTTGATTACCATAAATGATGCATCCAACGATGCTGCGCGAATGTTCATGATAGACGATAAGTTGTGGGGCATCGGCGGCTCTCTTGGCATCGGTATCCTGCCGCACGTGAAATTGGCAGCCTCTTCCGATCCGACATTGGCGAGCGTGGTGACGTTCTTGTCCGAAGAGGCTGGGCTCACGGCTTCAGACATAGACGTGAGTGCGATGACTGAGAACATCACAGGATATTTCATTACTCGCGCTGCCCCAGCACGCACGCTGATGGAACCGCTTCTGGCAACATATAGGTACGACGGCGTGGAGTCTGATAACGTCATCAAATTCGTCAAGCGCGGCGGAGCATCTGTCGCTAGTATCATTGACGACGATCTGGTGATGGAAGGCGAGTCGTTCAAGAAGGATAACGCCCGCACACAAGAGCCTGAGCTGCCGCGCCGCATCAACATCATGTACGCTAACCCGGACGCGGATTACCAGCAAGGATCGCAGTTCTCTCAGCGCATGGTTGGCTCCAGCATACAGGTGATCGGTATCGAACTGCCGTTAGTGTTGACTGACGACGAGGCGAAGCGCGTAGCCGACGTTACCATGTACGATGCCTATGCCTCACGCACCGCGCTCGACCGCAACCTGTCCAGGAAGTATTCGTTGCTTGAACCGACTGATGTGGTTACTTACGACAGCGGAGACGTCACCTACAGGCTGCGCATCGCCAACAAGGATGAAGGTGGCCCCGGCGTCTCGCGTTTGCGCTTGATCGCCGACGATCTCAGCATCAACACATTCTCAGGCCCCGGCGCGCCGTCGCCGACGCCAGGCAATACGCTGCTTCCGTTGGCCGTCACGCGAGTCGAGCTGATGGATATCACCCTGTTGCGCGATACCGACGACGACATCGGCTTTTACGTCGCCGCCTGCGGCACCAATGCGAGCTGGCAGGGCTGCGTACTATACAAGAGTGCGGACGACGGCGCTACGTGGGACAGCATCGCCACGTTAACGGAACCGGCCACAATGGGGGCTGCGGTAGGCGCGCTGGCCAGCGGGCGCACGGACATATTCGACGAGACAAACACGGTAACTGTCCGCCTGACCTACGGCACGCTGTCCAGCACCACCCACATCGGTGCACTGAACGGAGCGAACGCGTGCCTGATCGGCGACGAAGTTCTGACGTTCAAGGTCGCCACGCTGAACGGCGACGGGACGTACACGCTGAGCGGACTGCGGCGCGGAAGGCGCGGCACCGAGCGTTATGTCGGCACGCACGCTGCTGGGAACCGCTTCGTCTTGCTGAGTGCTTCTACCGCAGCGCGCATCACGCTCGGTTCCGCCGAGATAGCCGCCGAACGGTTGTACAAGGCAGTGACCATAGGCGGCTTCTTGGACAACACAGCGGCAAAGACGTTCACGTGCAACAACGTCGGGCAGGAGTGTTACGATCCAGTTCATCTGAGCGGCGGGCGCAGCGGAGTTGGCAGCCTCACTCTCAAGTGGTTGCGGCGTTCTCGCGTCGGCGCAGCTTGGCGGGATTTCGCAGACATCGCGCTCGGCGAAACGAGCGAGGCATACGACGTTGAGATTTGGGATACGAGCAGCTACACGACCCTGATGCGCACATTCACTGACCAATCGACTCATTCGGTCATCTATACCAACTCGATGCAGTTCACTGACTTCGGCAGCAATCAGAGCATCGTCTACACACGCGTATACCAGAAGTCTAGCGTCATGGGGCGCGGCTTCGTCTTGGAAGGAGCGATATAATGTCCAGCAGCACTACCAACCTCGACACAATCACCAGTGCACAAGAAGACAAAGAGGAGACAGCGAACGAGATGTTCGACGCGCTCAGCCCGCCTTCTCTATACGGCCGCAGGGCTTCAACGACAGCAGGCACAACTTGGGGCTTCTACGGCGGCGGAGTGATGATCAGCGGATCGCTGTCGTCGATAGTCAACAGCACAGTCGCTCTAACCACCAGCGCGGTCAACTATCTTGAGGCAACCCCATCGACTGGCCTGCTCACGAAGGTAACGAGCGCGTTCACGCCAGGGAAGATTCCGGTCTACACGGTGAACGCGGGCGCGTCTTCGATCCTCAGCTACACAGACCACCGCATCATGCGTCCTCCCGAGTTTGGCCGCGCGGCTATCGCATTGTCCGATGCCAACTACACACTGACTGCTGCTGAAGCGCGCAATAACATTATTGAGTTCACCGGCACGCTGACGACCTCGCGGCAGGTCGTGTTCCCGAACGAGGCCAAGCAATACACAGTTTGCAACTCTACTGCGCACATACTTGAGATGAAGACTGCCGCTGGATCAGGCGCGTTGATCGCCAGCACCAAGCGCGCAATCATCTACTCTGACGGCACACACATTCAACGCGCGACTGCTGATCTGTGAGGAGGATTACAGATGGTGGAATTATTCAGGCAGCTCAGCAGCAACCTAGTCGAGCGAGCGATCATCGCGACGATAGCGGCCGTGTTGGCGACGTACATCATGACTGAACGATTGGACGGGAGGGTGCGCGCAATCGAGAGCAACAACGCAAGATTACAGGCCAAGATGGACGCGATGGAGAACACACACCAAAATATAGCAGAGCGTCTTGGGTACATCGCAGCGAAGTTGGATGATCATGATCGGAGTAGAAAATGAAGATAGCAGTTTCAGCAGGACACGATCCAAGAAAAAGAGGCGCATGTTTCGAGGGATTCTGCGAGCATGAGCTGGCAGTTAAATGGCAAGCCTCCGTCATGAGTTATCTTGGCGAGGATGGAATACGTGTGCCGCCTGACGTGCCGCTGATGAGTAAGATCAAGTGGATTAACGCGCATCCAGAGATCACGGTAGCGATTGAGATTCATTTCAACGCAGGCGGGTTCGGCGCGAAGGGCTGCGAGACTTTGTACGCGCCCAACAGCTCTCGCGGCATGCGCGTGGCTGAGACGGTGCAGAAGGCCATCAGCTCATTTTGCGCACCAAATCGCGGGATCAAGGAGGGATGGTACAGGATGGATAGGCCTGGGCATTCTGATTACCCAGGCGACGTGGAGGGTGATGAGATTGTGGATGCCTTCCTGCGGCTGACGAAACCTCCTGCCATAATCGTCGAGCCGTTCTTCATCAACGAGCTAATCCGTATCAACGAGCTGCGCGAGACGGTCTGCGAGGTGATGGCTGAGGCGCTGATCGAAAGCGCAACTATCCTTGAAAGGAGGGTGAAAACATGAAAAGGACATACCTACCTACCGGGCTATTCGGTAAAACATTGCCTTGGGCCTGTTTCATTTGGATTTCACTGCTTATTTCGGGCTGCGCAGACACAGCTATCATCCGGGTTGTCGAGTACGGGGCTGGTGGCGCGGCCGGACTCGTTACCGGGGGAGCTGGCGGGTGCGCGGTGCACCAGCAGAAAGGCGCCGGAGCTTTCGCTGAGGTCAAGATGACCTACGCTGGCGAGAAGTGTACGGTCGAGATTTCGGCATGCCCTTCGAATCAACCCTGCAAGTAATGTTGCTGGATGACCGTGCGCGGTTTCCATGGCTGACGGTTGCGCCGCTCGTTTACGAATGCCCGCTGACGGGCGAGACCTACGAAGTGCCTAGGAACTTCCGCACTGACTTTGCCTCGATCCCCATCGCGCTCGCCGCCGTGCCTGTTGTTGGGCAGCTGTTGGTGATGCGATATTTCGGCAGCGGCGTGTTCATGGGAGCGAAGCAAGGCGTGCTTCACGACTGGCTGCGTAGATACCTGGTGGTTCCTGCGAAGGTCGCGCACCTGATATTCCGCGAGGCATTGTACGACGGAAGGTATCCTGAAGACATGGTGGAGAATTACTACAGCGCCGTGAAGCTATTCAATTCTTAGTGGCTTCAGCCAAGCCTCTTTAAATAATCCTTCGCATGATCAAGGTCACAGCCACTACTATTCAATTGCTCGACGATCTTGATCGCATCTGCGCCATTTTCGACCTCTCCAATAAAATCACCCGCAGGAGTGCACGGCATCGATCTGAATCTCCATATCTCAGCAACGGCTTCGCCGTCCACTTTACTGGTGCCATACATGTGAGTTTGCCAAATGTAAAAGCGTCCCCATTTAGGCGGTTGCAAGAGAGTCACCTCAGCGTTGGAGTTATCCATGCTTTTTCCTATCTCCTGTATTCCTTGATCTGCTGCGCAATATTTTTGCTGATGCCACAGCACATTTTAAGGTCTTGTATGGCGAAGTAAAGCCCGCCGCACGTCTCACACATATACCACGACGCCAACGGCACTTCGTCGCCGTAGATGCGTTCTTCTAAATAGTTGTGGCTTTCGCTTGGCGCACGCCAACGTTCAAATCGCAAGACCTCATTGCCGGGCTTGATCTTGGCCTTACAAGAACAGCATCTGCGACTATGCTTCGTGTTCAGGATAGAAAACTCGTCATCAGCAATATGCCACCACGCTGGTGGATAATCATCATAATCGCAAGAACATGAAAGACTCATGGCATTGTTTTCTCATCGCCACACATCTTGCAGCGCAGCCGCGCGAATTCCGGCGGATACGTTGCTGTCTCGTGGTAATCATGTTCCGCGCCGTTGAGGCAGTCGGCCTTATAGGTCGTGTAGGTGAAATGAATAGCAGTGAAGTAGGTGAACGTCTTGCCGCAGCCCTCGCATTCCTGCTGGTGCATATCACTCTCAGAGTATCCATAGCCGTCGTCGTGGTTGATCTCCACGTCAGCACCGCAGTATGGGCATTCAACGTCATGCATTTATTTTCTCTCTCATTTGGCACTGCCAAAGGCGATCAGTCTCTCTGCGTTTGGCAGTCTTCCGTGGCTGCGTTGAGATGGGCAGAGCCAGTCCCTCGCGTGCCCACTGAGGGCGATAGTCGTAAGGCTCCGGTTGTTTGCAGGCAAGCCCTGATGTTTCAAAGTCGTTGTCCATGATCTCATCCTCCATTCAAATAAGAATAAACGTACAACACTACTAAAGAAGCAGCGGCAAGAATCAGAAGGCTACCAGCAAGGCAACTTTTTAAGATGCTCATCCTTGTGAAGTCTCTGTCCAGCATACTCGCGCGTATCCAGGCGACGGCAGCCAACATCAAGTAATCGTCGGGTGTGACTGGCGACGAATCGTTGATCTTTGGGTTCCGAGATTTCTTTTCCATGGTGCGCGACAACTCACACCAAGAATCAAAAGTGTCCTCCTCTGCGTCGAGCCAGTCCCAGAATAGTTCAATTTCCTGAGGGCTCAAATTCTCTGTCGTCATTCTTGGTTGCCAACTCATTTTCCTTCTCCTTTCGGTCGTAAAACCCGAGTGCTTCGGGCGTATTAACTGCCGCGTCCTCTCCTGTGATGTGGTCGTGCGGCCAGCGCGGCCAACTGTCCCAACCGTGGTAGTACCTGTACCATTCTTCGAGATTTTCAAATCTTCTTTCGTTGATAACAAACTTCAATTGACTGCTCCCATGATCATGAATCTTGCCATGCTTATTTGGAACTTCTGTTCATCGTCCAAGCTGCTGAATTCTTCTTGCGACATCGACTGGCTGCGCAGATTGTCGTCAAACACGAGGTACTCGCCGCAGTGGACGCATATGCTGATGTCGCCCGGCTTCGGAACTGTGTCCTCTTTTATGCCGGTTGCAGCGCTCAGACGTTCGCTGCAGGCCGGGCAGAAATTTTCAGGCGTCAGCGTCGTGGTCATTTCGTCTCCTTAATCATTCTGCTGATCTCTTTCAAATGAAGAACTGAATTCGACATGCTTGACATTATGATCTCTTCGACTTTGAGCAATGCCTTGCGTTTTGCTGATGCAGCAACCAATCTCCCAAACGCGAGCATGTCGAAAGATTCGCCCTGGCTCGGCAGCAAGCTATCCCTTATCTCTATGAGTTCATCGTCTGATAGAATTTTATCTTCTCCTTTGGTTTCAGAAGTGGCGGATAACATGGCTTCGAGGCCACAGCTGCATCTTTCCCCTGCTTCCATAAAGTCCAACATCTCACAATGTGATTTGTGGTGAAGGTACGGCAATAAGCCTTTCGATATGATTGGGGCGGCGCTCGGATAGCAGCATGCCTCGCGTATCATGTCCATCTTATCGTCGCCAATTATTCTGCGCAAGTATTGTTCGCTGATCAGGGCATAGCCTTCCGGTATGGTTGGGGTGGAGGCGTCAGATGCAAAACGCAGCGCGCCACAACCAGCGCATACTTTATGAGTGCGCTTAGTTCCAGTGTAGTAATCGCGCCAGTCGGTACTGCCGCACTCGCAGGCCGGCGGCTCGCCGCGCTGCTTGATCGCTTCCGTGAGTACAACGATGGCGATTCGCATATCTCTGCATTCTGGTTCATGATCTATTTTATCTGGATCGCGATCATGAGAACAAAAACAATAACCATTCCCGATTGCGCCAAGGCCGCACATCGCCTCAAGCACCTGTTCCATCTCTTGCTTGCTCATCTCATCCCCTCTGCCACCCGGTTAATGTATGCAACAGGATCAACTTCCATCCCATTCAACATGGCCGTGTTCAAAATACTCGCTATGCCAAGCAACGCCTCCCGCTTTGCCTGACTGATGGCTGAGTCTAGTGCTGTGGAATCGAATGGCACCATTTGCGCTTTGGCTATTGCCGCATTCAACGTGTAGGCGGTGTCATGGGGGCCTACAGAATCCAGAATATCGATTCGCATCTTCTCCCGCGCCTGTGACTCGGCAAACTGCACTTGCAATTTATAACACTCGTTCTGCCAACTCTTTGCATTGCTGCCGAGTTCAGAAGCCTTGTCTTTGTTCTTGGCAAGCTGCTGGCGCATGGATTCAATCTCATCAAGCGCCCTTACTCCTTTGTCGCTCATTTCATCTCCTCTCTAGCAGCCCAAAACCGTCGATCTGCTTTAGCCAGCCATAGCTTTCTGCGCAGCATCCGCAGCACCTGTGCGACCATCCAGCGCCATCCGCACTTCGACATGAACAGCTCAATTCTATCGATGGCGTAGGCGACGTACACTTCACCGCTTTGCAGTTCTATCACCAGCATTCCTCCATGGTCAATTCGCCAACTGCGATACAGACTCTTACAAGGCCCAGGAGCCTTCAACCATCTATTGAAGTCAAGCCTGTCTTCTGGATAATCGAAGCGTTTCATCTGAACCACCCGATGTTGGTCAGCGGCTCCGGCAGCACCCAAAGATGCCGCATGTTGGAGACGTTGACGGTATCCACGTCGCGCGGGTAGACCTCTACAGCGTACTTGTCGCCCATTCCGATGTCGTGCTTGATGCGCATCAGATCGTCCCAGCTGATCCCTGCTTCCCATTTTCCATCAGGCAGCATCCGTGTCCTGTTGACTGTGATACGGATCGAGCACGCCTCTTGGAATACCTGGACCAAGAACCTGCGGCACAGGTACACGTCGATCCTGCACTCAGAAGGCGCGTCAGGGGGCCAATGCTTTTTCGGGACTGGCGTCAGCTGGATCGGGTACGCTTCAACGTCCTTCTCGTGCTGTTCTATCATCGCGTCGGTTATCTGCATTTCAGCACCCCCAATATTTTGCGCAGCCACCCGGCATTCTTCGGCATTTTTCTTGGCCTATCAAGAAACGAATATTGATCAGGCGATTCGACAGTACCAAACACAGCTTCCCAATCTGATAGGGTGTTGCTGCTGCCGATGGCGGTCATTTTGAAAGCACCAAGGGCTTCTGATTTTCGTTTCGCATCCTCGATAACCTCCTGTGGCGTATCGCCGCGCGCGGTGATGTACAGCCTGTGCATTGCTGTCGAGCTTCGCACTTGGATTTCATAATTGATCTTCAGCATACCAGCTCCCAATCTGCGCTCAACGGCGCTCTTTCAGACGAGCTGCTCATCCACTCGTAAGCCTCAAGCGCACAATCAAGAACGTACTGAGAAAAGTCTTCGTCATCCCCGTCGTTCCACGAATCATAAATATCATTCATGCTGAGCCTGCCAACGAGAACCTGAATCTGCGCATCGATGGCAGCGTGGTTGTCGTCGTTGAATGCTGTGTAGCGTCGCACGCGAGGCTTGATGGCTTCGAGCCGCTGAATCTCGTCAAATATCTCCTGCTGTTCTCTCATTTCAATTCTCCTGATTGTACAGTATGCTGATGTAGCCGCGCGGGAAGTAGTCCATGCTCACATTGTGCAAGAATTCATATTCATCATACTCAAAGCAGAACTTCGGGCCAAACAGATCGAATGCTAGATCGCGCCCATTCACATCGTCCGGATGAACAAGCACAGCCACACAGTCCTTGTCGAAGACTTCGCCTGCAATCTCGTGGCGATGTACTTGTCCGAATGTAACGTAGGTCTTGGCCATGCTAATTGTCCTTTATCCAAATGCCTTGATGAATAATCGCGTCATTGCGATAGCGACGGCATCCCACGCTTTCCGTTCGTTGAGATCTAGTTGATCCCATTCATCAACTTGGCAATTGTTCAACTCAAGTTGTTTATCAACGTAGATTTGATACAAATCTTGCCCATTCATGTATCTCTCCTTAATGGTAAATATGCGATATACAGCAGAAAGATCACAAACCACGTCAGCGGCCCAGCCAACGCAAAAAATATCCACCCAATAATTGGAGAGCTTGGCCATGTCTTGGCTTGATGGAGCAGCCCAAACCACATCGGCCCAAGCACGATGTATGCGATGACTAGAATAGTAAGACTCACAGCCACCTCAGCACGGTGTTGATAGCAGCGTCAGACCCAGATAGGCGCGGCTTGTACGGCGCGTGGATGGGCCGCGTCGTGCCGCCCGTTCGGTA